AATTTCCTTTGGAACAAAGGATTTCGTGTATTACTTTATTTACATTAGTATAATCATATGTAACTACATTTTTACCTTCATTTAAGGTATGCATATATGAACCCGGGTTTGATGGTGTTGAAACAAAATCCCAACATAATAATTCAAAATCATCTTGAACTTCTAATACACCTTCTCTATTTTCTTCTAATGAACCCATACCACGAGAAGATACACCTACAGTAATACCACTTTTAATTAATTCTTTAAGTATATTTCCTGATGGTGTGGGTAATACTTCTATTTTACCCATTACATTATCTCCATCCCACCAGTATTCTGATATTAGATGTGATACATTTTTTAGGTTAATTACAGTAGATTCAGGATGGTCTAATTCTCCCATTGAACGACGTTGTTCAATAAGTTCGTTGTATTTATCCATTTCACGATCCCATAAATCTTTAGAATAATAACGACCATTACCATTTTTTACCTCAGCCGTAGCTAAAATACCTTCTACCATTAAATTCCCATTATCCGAATTAACGTTTTCAGTTAATTGAGAAGAGGATATTTTTACAGTATGAGTTTCTATTAATAGCTTTTTGCTCATATTACTTATTTACAGAATATGCAGAAGTTGATTGTCCTACTTTTTTAGGATCCCTTTCACCTGCAGCGCCACGAGTTGGGTTATTTTTGTCATTAAAGCTTACAGCATCCATTTCATCTAATTCTTCTACTTCATCTACCATTTCTTTTTTAGCATATTTTTTACCACAAGATTTTTCATAGATTTTTTCCATTTTCATTTTCTTTCTTTCCAAATCTTTGATTTCTCTCTGCATTTGTTTCATTTTCGTTTTATCAATTAATTCACTAAGATTTTCATCTTCTTGGATTGAACTAACTCTATCTACTTTTTCTTGAATATGATCATGTAAAAAATCTAATTGAGCCTCCATTTTTACTTCTTCAGCTTCTTTTCCTATTTCTGCTAATTTAGTATCAATAGATTCTTTTTTAGGTTTTTTAGCTTTAGCTGATTTGATAGCTTTATCTTTAGCTGCCATATAATCATCTGAATCTACATCACCATCACCATCATGATCTTTCCCTTTAGCTTCCATAGTTGTATCAGAATAAGATACTGCTGTACCTTCATCTTCCATTTCGTCCATAGGTAATTTTTTTTCTTCTTCTTTTTCAGCCATCATTTGACGAATCATGTTTCCTGATTGAGCAGCTAATGAATTTGGGTTACCTGATGTTACTACTTGACCTAATGATTCTTTTACTAATTCCATAGAATCACCACCATCTTTTAATTTTTCGCTAAACCCACTTCCACCATAAGTTTCACCATCACTTTGTTGTTGTTTACTTTCAGTATATCCTAAGCCTTTAATACCAAATTGACCTTCTTCTACATAATGTAATGGATTTTTAGCTAAATTTTTAGTTGCTAATTCCATGGCTTCGTCCAAAGTTAATTCTTTGTTATAATTAATTTCTAATTGGACACCACTTAATAATTCTTGAGCATTAACATTATTAATATTTTCTACTTTAGGATCATAATCATAATTATGGGAAGCAATATTTTCTACACCATCTGATATTTTATATGATCCTGCTAATTTACTGTCCATTTCATATTTTAACTTAGGATCAGCTTTAACCTTTTCTTCTTTTTCTAAAGTATTAGTTTTCATATCATCATTAACAAGAGGATCTAAAGTTCCACCCTCAGCTAAGAAATTTTCGAATTTAGATTCCCAGGCTTGTTTATTAGGATTAAAATCCTCAGATGTTAATTGTACTAGTGGTTTTAATGTCACTATTTTACCTAATTCTTCGTTAATTACTTCCTTTTCTTTTTTAGGATTAAACTTTTCTGTAAGTTTATTAAATAATTCGTTTGGTGTATTCTTCATAATTTATATTATTGTAATAATGTTTCTATATCGTTAAAATAATCATTTATCATATCTGTGCCTATTACAACAGCAAAACTTTCTGGATTATCTCTATAATATTTTATTGTTTCTATTTTAGCTAGTTTAATTGATTTCTTAATATTTTCAAATCTATCTTCTAATTTATCAAAAGCTACTATACGTTCCTCATGGAATTTAGATGCTTTATCTTCGTTTTCCTTTATATTACGGTTATACATATTAAAATAAATTTTTAACTATCATTCCTGATCCTTTTTGTACATAAGTACCATCTTTTGTTTTAGGAACTAACTTATATCTAAATTGTTTTGTATAAGCGCTATCAGTAACTCCATCAGGACCTGCTTTTGGTCCAGGGCCTAAATCTGCACCATCTCCTAAAGCACCTTCTCCTACTGAATACCCAAAAGAACTTACCATGCCTGAAGGTAATTTCATTTTTTGTTTGGATGAAACTTTTTTTGCTTTAGGTACTTTAGCTAATTTTTTTCTAACTATAGGTAATGCTTTTTCTTTTACTAATTTATATCCTAATTGTTTATAAGCTTCATCATCAGATTTAGATCCTTTTTTTCTAAAAGCATAAGGTGTATTATAAGCACCAGCAGCCCCAGATGTAGATACTTCATCAACTTCTCCCTCCATAGTCATTCTCTTATACTCGTCTGGGTACTCGTTACGGAGATGTTTTCTAATTTTGTTTCTTAAAAGTCTAGCTTCTTCGTATATTTTTCTAAACTCTTCATCTGATTTAGTTTTTGTATAGACTCCTTTAGCAGTTGAGACTAATTCTTCAACATCATCATTTAATTTATCAAATGCAGGTAGATCAACTACTTTCCAACCTACTTGACCTGTTTCACTATCAATAGAATTAACTACAAATTTAGTATCCCCATCTTTAGAATAAGATACATCACCAATTTTATAACCGCCTGTTTTAGCTAAATTGGGAGTAGGTGCTTCAGTAACTTTATATTTGTACGCCATTCGCTATTTGTATTTCGTTTATTAATTGATAATAACGTAACAAATCAACTAAATTATCATCTCCAACTTTATCAGTTTTCTTTAATTCAGTTAAAAATTTAGATACTTCAGTAATTTTTATTTGAGTAGCTTTATCTTTAATATTTTTAGTTTCTTTAACTAAAATATTTTTTAATTCGCTAATTTTAGTATTATAAAAGTTTCTTAAATCAGGGGTTGAATCTACTGAATTGATATATTCTTTAAGTACTTGTTTTTGATCATTAGTTAATGAATCATATTTATCATTAAATTTTTCTAATAATACTTTATATGTAAGGGTTCTTATGTCTTTATCATAAGTTGAAAATTCTTCAAGTACTGTTTGTTTTGAATCTTGAGTAACTTCTTTTTTAGTTAAATATTCTAATAAAGTTATTTTATTATCAACTAATTGTGTAGGATTTGAAATAGAATTTGAATTGACATTTTCTATTAAAGTATATAATGATGCTAATTCTTTATAATTAGATATTTTAGAACCAAAAAAGGATTCTAAATTGTAATATTTTTTAATTTCATTAATTATATTATACTTTTGTTTTTTTAAAGACTTTCTATTAAATTTAGTAGATGCTTCTAATATAGTATCAATTACTAATGTAGCTCTGCCTTCAGTAATTACTTTAGATTTAAGTATAGATTCATATAGTTTGTATTCTTTACCTAAACTAGTATTAACAAAATATTCTTTTAATATATCTATAGCAGGTGAATTATCACCCTTAAGTGTATCCGCGGTAATTTGGCGTACTAGTAATTCAAATAGAATTCCTGTGTTTTTGTACTTTGAATGTTTTATTTTCATCAAAAAATATATTTATTTATAAATATTAAAAAATATTTACTTCTTTAATTGTTTTTCATCTAATAACGAAGTATTATCTTTATCTTCTTCAAAAACTAATTGTTTTTTACTAGCCTGTGGTATATTTTTAAACATATCTTTATTTTTTAAATATGTTATATGGGCACTTTCAAGTGCTAAAGGCCCACCATTAAATTTAGGTCTAATAGAATCAGAATCATTTTTATCTTTATTTTTCATACCCTTAACACCTAAACGATCTTTACCAAAATTATCATCCTGCGTATTGCGCTTAACATTAGTATTCTGTGGCCTACCTAATTTAGGATCATCTGCAGCGTATTTTTCTGGTTTTGGTACTGCTCCAGGATCAGTATACATTCTACCTGAACCATATAATGATGCTAAATCGTGAGGTGTACCATATGATTTACCTGTTTCTACTGGGTCATTACCTTCAGCTTCAATTTGTGCCATTCTAAACTTACGTTTGGCATCTTCTCTAGTTAAGTCCCTATATTCATCGTATTGATCTTCGCTAAATTGGTATACATTATCATAAATCCAGTCTGATGGTACTAAACCTTGAGCTAATAATTGCTCGGATAATTCAGTTTTAGATTTTAATAGTTCTATCTTTTCTTGTTCTAATACAATAGATGGACTAGACATATGAAGTGTAAAATTTGTTAGAGTTTCATCAGTATATCCTTGAGTATACAAATGGACTAAGGCAATTTTATTTAATTCAGATAATAATATTCTTTGAATTCTTTCAATTGTACGAGCAAATCTAATATCTTGTTGTGCTAGTGTAGATTTACCTTCTACACCCTCTTCATATCCCAAAAATGCTTTTGGTATTTTAAGTGCGGCAAATAATTTACCTCTTAAATACTCTACATCTTGAATACCATCATACTGTAACCCAGGTGTTGTTTCTATTTTAGTAGTAGCATCATTTCCTCTAATTGGAATATAAAAATCTTCTAACATATTTTGCATGTTATACTTTAAATTATATTCACCAGTTTTATTATCTTGGAATGGTGTACGTTTGAGTTGAGAAATAGTTTTTTGCATAAACGTTTCTATTTCATTTGGTGGAATAGAACCAACGTTCATATAAAATATTCGTTTTTCTGGTGCGCGGGCAATTCTATGAATTAACATTGCATCTTCCATTAAAACATACTGTTTGTATAATTTTCTAGCAGGTTCAATATAAGCTCTACCATAAGGTAAATAATTAACATCCGAAAGAAGTCTAAAGTGAGCCATTTCATAATTATCAAAGAAAATACCTGTTTCATTTTCTAAATTTCCTCCCCCTGCTCCTGGTACTGGGTACATACCAGAACTTAAATTATCCATCCCATCGGGTGAATATCTATATCTTATAGCAGATGGATTATTTGGGTCAAATGCTTCTTGTCTTTCTATATGATACGCAGTATAAGGTATAACATTATAAACACCATATTTTTCGGCAATTTCTAATTTTAGAAAAAAATCACCATATTTACACATTTGTCTAACCCACATCCAAAGATTAAATTCTACATTTAATACATCATAAAATAGGTTATATAATATTTTTTGAATATCTTCATTAGCACTTCTAATTTGAAGTACTTCACCCATATCATTTTTTAAGGTTGATTCATCAGCTAGTACATCTAAAGCAGATGCAATAATAGCATCCTGGTCCATTAAATCGTACTCTGAGTATAATTGAGGTCTTAAATACTGATAGTTTTGATTAAATTGAGCACCATAAAGCGAGGATGGACTAGTAGAATATATTCTATTATATCTATCAACTAAAGAATTAGTTTCTAATTCACCAGTAGATTGAATTTTACCACTATCTATTACTTTTACTTGATTACCACCAACATTTCTGATTATAACATCAGTTGAAAATAATCTTTTTAATCTTGAAAATACGCTTTTATCAGCCATAATTTGTGTTATTGTTATAAATATGAATTAGAAGAGCCATCTAATATCTTCTTTATTATTACCCATTGTTTGTTCGTAAGGATTTTTACCATTTTGGTTGCCCCCATAGCCTCCCTGATAAGGGGTTCTATTAACTGACATATTGCTTAATGCATTTTTAGTACCATCTAATCCTTTTTGTCTTAATCTTAAAGCAGTATCTCTAATATACATAGCTATACCAAAAGACATAACTAAATCATCATTATATCCAGACTGTGCTTCTGCTCTATTATTACGCCAAATAAAAGTTTTCATTTCTTCTATTAATCTTTTTGATTGTATTGTTACTCCTTTATCACCAATATATTCTTGGAATTTACCTATTACCATAGGACGTGTTCTAGAAGACATTGTAAAACCAGGAACCATTTTTGAGTGGTCCTGATATTTATCAAAATACGAACTTGCTCCTGGGGAGTCACTCTTTTGTGAATAGTAAAGGTTAGGATATTGTCTGTCTAAAGCTACTTGTATAGTTGCCCAACCTATATTAGCATTTTCTATTACTAACATTGCTTCATTATATTCTGTAGCTAGTCCTACTAGTAAGTGTCCAAATTCTTTAGTACCTAATTGTCCTTTATATTCTGCAACTTGTACATTATTTTCAACATCTATTACATGACATGCAGAATAGTCTTTTCCATCACCACGAGCAACATCAGCCACAACAACATAATCTCTTGTGTAGTCAGGTGATTCCCAAACCCATAAATTTTGATCTGCACCTCTTCTTTCCATAGGATCTTTTACGTATGTTTTTTCATAAAAATCTATATATTCAGGATAAAATACTATATCACCAGATGTACTAAAATCACAATCACACTCTTGTGCAGCCATTCTAGGATCACCTAATAACTCATCCTGTTGATCTCTCCAATTTTGATCTCGTTCTGGGTGGACAAACCAGGGTAATTTAATAGGTAAAAATTGATTTTCGCTAGATTCTGCTCTAACCCATGTTTGGTGGAACCAATTACCTGTACCATAGGGTGTAGATAGTGCTATACAACCACCACCAGTTGCTAATGTTTGTTGGGCTGATGCCCAAATTTCACCTATATTATCAATAAATGCTGCTTCATCAATTAGTAGTAAAGATACTGCTTCAGATCTACCTGCATCACTTGAAGCTGATGTTGCTTTAATTTGTGACCCATTTGTTAATCGAAGTGTTAATTTATTATTTTCAGAGGCATCTATTTTAAGCCATGAAGGTAAATTTTCGTACATAAATTTTACCTTTGTAACCATATTTTTAGCCGTTTCTTGCTTGGTTGCAATACATAATATATTTTTATCTTTATGGAAAGTCATCATCCATAATGAATAACCTGCTGATAATGTTGATATACCTAATTGTCTTGACTTTAAAATAATCGAATATGGATTATCACGCATTAGCGTTAATACTTTTTCTTGAAATGGGTATAAATTGAATTGTATGCGACCACGTTGGGGATGCTGTATATAACAATATTTACGCATAAAATGCACTGGGTCCTGAGCGCATTTAAGGTATTCTTGTCTTATTACTTTTTTTATATCTGACATATATTATTTTAATAAGAATATTGCTCCTATAACAGCTACTAAACCTGCTCCACCCATTAGTTTAGTTTTAACTTTTTGTTTTTTTAAATCTAATTGGAGTCTTTTAGATAATTCTTGGGAAAGGGCTAGTTGGTCTGTTTTAGTAAGCATTATATATTCAAAATTCCCTACTTGGGAATTTAGGTTAAAAATAATACTGTCTTTTAAAACAACTTTTTGTTCTAATAACCTTATTTTACTTACACTAAGAGATAATTCTTCTTTTATACCATCACCCGTAATTAAATCCTTAATTACTAGTTTTGCTATTGGTTTTTTCAATTGAATCGATGTACTGTCCGTAACGTTCTGTGAAAAACCTTTCAAGCTCATCATCATCAAAAGAATCAACGGCATTAACTTTTTCATTTACTTTCCATTTTAAAGTTTTTATTCTATTATCTTTTAAATCAATCTGCTGATCTAATTTTGATACTTGATTATTTAAAGTATCAATTTTAAAAGTCAATTCATCATTTATGTAATGTAACGAATCGACTTTTTGTTCTAATGCTACTATCTTAGCATTGTAATCTTCAGTATAATCTTCTTCATTAGAAAATAATAGCCAAGCTATAATAACTAATAAAATAACAATCTTTAATGAATATAAAAACCTTTCGTTAAATTTCATATCTATTTATCTATAATACTCTCTAACTCTTTTTTTAATTTAGTTTTATCTTTTAAGATTTTAACTAACTTTTCTTTTTCTTCACCTTCAGCTTTAGAATACTTTTTAGCTAATGACTTCATTTCACGAGTTAATAAAGCTAATTCTTCTTTTGCTTTTGCTAAGCCTTTAGTTTTTTTAAGATCTGCTTTAGTTGGTTCTTTATCTTCATTTTCTTTCATCGAACCTCTTTTAACAATAGCATCATATGCTTTGCCAACATCACCTTTATATAATTGGTCTACTATTTTTTTACCTAATTTTTCTAACTGACTATCATCTAAAGAATGTTTTTTACCAAATCCTTCTAAATAAGACATGCCAATATCTAAATAATCATAAAAAAAGTCTTCACCTTTTGGTGTTGCATCTTCTTCAATACCAGCTTCTTTTTTAGCTGATTCTAAATCCTTAATAGCAGCAGTTAATTCTTTAGTTTTTGCAATTTCTGCATCAGTATCTTCAGATAATGTAGAGATAATATTTTCTCTGATATAATTTTTTAATTCAGATTTTTTCATTACAATAGGGTTTTATTATAAATATGTTAAAGGCCTGTAATATTTAATATTTGCTGAATACGTTCCTCTGTAGATCCAGATATTTTTTCTACTTTACCCGCTTTATGACCATGTCTTTTAATTAATGTTGTAATAGTAAAATCAATTAAATCTCTATAATGTTCATCTGTTTCACGTACCCCATTATCTTCAATATCTATTCCATAAGGAGAAATGTAAAATATAAAATCATAATCTCTAACAAATTCACTAGCATATGCTTCAAAAGCTTCTTTATCTTGATAAGGTATTGATTTTGCATTTAAAGTAAATGCCATAACATCAAGTATAGTTCTATCTGTAATTATGTTATCATGCATTAATTCACCACAACGTTCAGCTAAAAATACAGTTTGTCCTTTTAATGTTGAATCAGTATTTAAAGGAATACCTAATGACATTAAATGTTGACTACGTTCTGTTGCAAATTTATAGTCCTTAAATTGATCTAATTCTTTTAAAGCATTTACTAATGTAGTTTTGCCTACACTCATTGTACCACATAAACCTATTTTCATATTTTAGTTTCTATAATCTGAAAGTGATGCTTTCATTGATTGGTTTTTATAATAAGGTAATCCCTCTCTTTGTTGTCTTGCTTCATTCCATTCTTCTTTACTCATTTTAATACCATATAAATGATATTCACCCCTTTTCTCAACACCTTCGGGAATTAAAGCATGTCCCTCCCAGTTATGAAGTTTTCCATCCCAAACGTATGCAATAGTACCGTCTGCTTTCTTTAATTTTTTACTCTGTGGAAATGGTGTTTTTTCTACTTTAGCCATAATATTATTATTTATCGTAAATATACGAAATTTATACGTGTTTTCCTAATTTTCTAATATATGTTCTGCAACATAAGTCCCTTGTGCACCGCTTACCGTTATACCTCTAGCTGATAATGCATCGCCAACAAAGTGTACGTTGGGATACTTGGTGAGGGCTAAATTGGTATAATCGACAAGCGGCTCAGGAGAAAGATATTTTACTTCAGGCACATAAATACCCCAATCATCTTTAAGTGTTGGGAATACTTTTTTCATGTCTTCAATAAAATCCAATACATACCAAAAATATGGTTGCATTGCTTTAGCTATTTCATGCATTGTATCTACTTTAATTGCTGATACATCTACACCTTCTGATGTTGTTGATGGTTCTCTAGTTGGACTATAATATAATCCTGTACCATCTTTTTGTAATTTATTTACTACATCTCTGGACCATTCAAATGGTTTTTCAATACCTCTAACTTCCATTAGTATACCAAAATTAGTCATATCATTTCTAAACTTCTCATCCTTTTTAGCATGTCCATTATATGAATGATTACCATATGTTTCTTCTACAGCTACATAAGCTGCATTGTTATTAGTACAAAAGGAACGAAGTGATACTCCTGCTTCCTCAAATTTTCTGTATAATTTAAAATCATAACTTATATCAATTAATTTTTGAAAGTGTTTTTGTGGTGCTTCAAATCTAACACCTATTTGTACTGGTTTTGGTTCGGTAGGTAATTNATACTGTTCTGCTAATAATTTACCAAAATCAATACCTGATTTGCCTACACCAAAAATAAGTTTATCATATTTTAGTAATCTTGTATTTTGAGCATTAACATAAAATACTGAACTATCATCAAAATCAATAGCTGTTACTTTAGTTTCCCATAAAAATTCAACACCACCATCAACTAAAAAGTCATACCAATTTTTACCTATTTCATGTAAATAATCTGTGCCAACGTGCCATACAGGGAATAATCTTAACCCAAAATATGGTTTAATAAAATCTGGTTCTGCTATTGGGTTTGAACATTGTACTTCTTCTGGTTTTGGGTGGAAACGTTTAAAATTATCAATCACTTGATCAAATAATTCCATTGCTTTTTCTTCACCACAATATTTAGATAATTGTCCTCCAATTGAAGTATGATAAGTTAATTTACCATCAGACCAACCTCCTGCTCCTAGGAAGCCTGTCATTACCTCTTCATATGGTCTTAAATATGGATCTTTACCCATATCAATTATGGTAATTTTACCTTTAAAACCATTATCAATTAGTTTAGTAGCAGCGTTTACATTTGCTACTCCTGCTCCAACCATTACTACATTTTTACTTGCCATAAAATCTATTTAAAGTGTTACACATTCCTGCTACTCCAAAACTAGCACCATGTTTTTTGTTTTGTTCTAAAAAAAACATCATTAATCTTTGGAATGAATTACCTTCACTTTTTTTTACTAAGTAGAATTCTTTATCTATATTCATTTGTCATTTATTTTAATACGTTAATATACGAACTAAGAATGGCGTCTCCAAATGAGACGCCACAGATATCTGTTTATTTTTTAATCGCGACAGGCTATGAATCTGTCTATATGTTATTTATTTTAAAGATTAGTCCATGGCATCAACACCAAATTCTATTCTAATTTCGTCTATCACA